GCGCTGGACCTCACTGGCATGGATATTTTCGCTGGCCTCGACGCAGGCTACAGAGACCCGACGGCCTTCGCCGTATTTGCATACGATTCAAAAAACGATATATACTATCTCATTGGCGAGTACTCCAATCAGGAGAAAACCACAGAGAAACACGCGAAAGCCATTCAGTATTACATCGACAAGTATGAAATCGATATGATCTTTGTCGACTCCGCTGCGCAGCAGTTCCGAGCCGACTTGGCTGGCGAACACGGCATATCTACAATCGACGCTAAAAAATCTGTTCTAGATGGAATCGCTCATGTAGGTGCTATCGTAGATAATAATAAACTCGTCGTCGATCAAAGATGTATCGAGTGCCTAAAGTCGCTGGAAGCTTACAGATGGGATCCTAACCCTGGTCTACTCAAAGAAAAGCCCTTGCACACATGGGCATCTCACTTAGCCGACGCCATGCGTTACGGGCTGTATTCCTATGTCAATAGCTTTACTGGGTTCTAGGAATACCCCACTTGTCAAAAATTTTACTTGACTATGACAACGACATGGGTTAATATTATTGTAATATAAAAGGAATGTATGGTAGTCGAAAATCTTAAACGGTACAGCGTTAAGTACATTAGAGACGGTGCAAAGAGCGCTTACAAAAAGGACGACCACTGTCACATTTGTGAGACTGCTGAAGACTTGCAGCTACACCATTATACGGGCCTCGCAGATTTGTGGGCTATGTGGTGCAGAAAAAACCGAATTAAAATCAATACTGTTGACGATGTTATGGAACACCGTGAACACTTTATCGCCCAGCATTATGATCAGCTATACCACGACGTGGTAACCCTGTGCAAACCCCATCATGCTGACTTACATGTTATGTTCGGGAAAGCACCCGCAATCGGGTCATCTAAGGCACAAGCACGATGGATCGAAATTAAAAGGAAGAAATGGCTAGAGAAACAATCTTAAAATCGTTCACTAGCATGTTTCGCCCTCAGGTTGTCGAGAAGCTTAACCCAGGACAGCGTTACATAGCTCAAAACGAAGGTCCGGTCCTAGACCCCGCACCCCATAATTACTGGTCCTACTATGAACAACTAGGTGTAGTTAATCGCGCTGTAAACATGGTAGTAGACGCGGCTTCGCAAATTGACATCATCGTAGGCGATGACAAGCTTGATCAAGACATGCCTCCTAGAGGCGGAACAAAGAAGGCACGCGTAGCGAAGCTTCTGAATACCGAGCCTAACCCATTTCAAGATATTTCTACTTTTCGTAGACTTCTCTTTACTGACCTTGTAGTAGACGGCAATGCCTTTATTTACTATGACGGTGTACATATTTATCATTTGCCTGCCTACTTAGTTTCTATCGTTACAGATACTAAGTTCTACGTTAAAGGCTTTACTATGTCAGGCGCTAATGGCGACATTAAATACAGCCCAGATGAAGTTATTCATATTAAAGATAACTCTATACGAGGCGTTTACAGAGGCATATCCAGACTAGGCTCAGCTAAGACAGCTATGGTCCTACTTTGGAGAATGATTAAGTACCAAGACAAATTCTTCGAGAATGGCGCCATTCCTGGCCTTGTTCTAAAATCACCTAACTCTCTTAGTGAGAAGCTAAAAGAGAAGATGATTGAAAGCTGGTTAAAGCAGTACTCTCCAAATGCTGGCGGTCGCCGCCCATTGATTCTAGACGGGGGTATGGAACTTGACAGACTTTCAAATACAAACTTTAAAGAGCTTGATTTTGAAACCAGTATAGTTAAGCAGGAACATGCAATACTTAAAACACTTGGTATCCCTCCTGTTCTTCTTGATGGTGGTAATAATGCTAACATTAGACCTAATCAAAGACTATTTTATATAGAAACAGTAATCCCTCTAGTAGACAAGATTATGAAGGGTTACGAAAGGTTCTTCGGCTGGGAGCTAATTCCAGATAACGATATTCCAGGTCTACAGCCAGAATTGCAAGAACAAGCAAACTACGCTGTATCTCTAGTAAATGGTGGTATTATTACTCCCAATGAAGCTAGAAAAACTCTTGCCTTCGAAGAATCTGACGATCCGGAAATGGACGAAATCAGAATTCCAGTTAACGTCGCCGGCTCTGCCGCTGACCCTAGTCAAGGTGGAAGACCGCCAAAGAAAGCAACAGAATGAACAGAACACCAGCGACAGCCATGGCACGCGATGTTGCACAGTTTCTAATGGATAAAAAAGTTAATCCTTTAGAAATTACAGCCGCTGAATATGACGCTTTAGTTCCGCCCTATCGGGCAATTAGAATGAAATTGTATTTCCTAACCTTTGCCCGCGCTATGAAACATGTAGCGCACCAAGTCGAACGGTTAGAAACTAATCTGGCAAAAGTGTCAGTTAAGCCAGCAAAATTGGCAAAGACTCCTGTACCTAAAGGGGCTAAGGTTGTAAATGAACCATAAAATCTTTACAATTCAGTCTCACATTAAGTCTGTGTCGAAAAATAAAGATACTATTACTGTTACAGGTATGGCATCAACTAACGACATAGATCGAGTTGGAGACATAATTGTACCAGAGGCTTGGAATAAGGGTGGCCTAGATAACTTCTTTAAAAACCCAATTATATTGTTTAACCACAACTATAATAATCCTATCGGAAAAGGTACCGAAATCAAGGTAACAGACAAAGGGCTCGAGATTACAGCTGAGATCAGCAAAGCAGATCCCCGTGTCGCCATCCTAGTAGAGCAAGGTATTCTAAAAACTTTCTCAGTAGGATTCAGAGTAAAAGACGCCGACTATATGGAAGAAACCGGCGGACTAAAAATTACAGAGGCAGAGTTAATCGAAGTCTCTATCGTTTCTATCCCAGCCAATCAATCGGCTGTTTTCGAAGTAGTCAAGTCTTATAATTCACAAGAATTTGACGAGTTTAAGAAAGGGCTCACTGTGCCCACCCTACCCGACACGGGTAATCAAGAGGCACTGCCCTCTTCTAAGGAAAATAATATTATGACACCAGAAGAAATGAAGAAGTTTCTAGAAGAAATTTCTAAAAACGCAGTTACGGCTGCTACAGCTGCTGCAAAAATGGCCGTTGCTGAAGAAGCTGCTGCTCGCAAATCAGCAGAAGAAGCTGAAAAGGCTCGCATTAAATCAGAAGAAGACTCACGTGAAATCGCTGTAAAAGCAGGCGCATCAGGTGCAGAAAAGCTTCTAGAGGAAGTTAAGAAGACTTTCGACGCAAAGAGCGAAGTAACAGAAAAGAAGATCGAAGCTCTAGAAGCCGACCTACGTGATCGTAGCAAGGACCTAGCTGCTTTACGTGAGTCCAAGCGTACTTTTGTTGGTAGCGAAAGCGGAGCCGATTGGAAGAAAACATTCACCCCTGACCTAGTTAACGCATTCGTTCTAAACGCCGTTATCACAGGGAAAGGTGGATTCCAGGGCACAAAGTTCGGTAACGAAATCCTAGAAAAAGCAACGAACGCAATGTCCGGTGCCGCAGCTCCTACAGCTACTTCTATCGAAATCTACGAAAACACAGTTTCAACAGCAATCGAGCGTGACATTCAGAACCTACTAGTTCTAGCACCTCTATTCCGTGAAATTAACATGCCAACAGCTACGATGGCTATGCCTATCCTACCTGACGCTGGTTACGCTGAATTCGTGTCTGCAAAGACATACACGAACACAGGTAAAGACGCTCCACACGGTTCTCTAAGTGAGCGCGGCGATACAGTTGGATCCCCATACGGTGGCGTGGATCTAACAAACAAGACACTATCAGTTAAGAAATTGCTATCGATTTCTTTCCTAGCTAATGAAACAGAAGAAGACACGATCCTAGCTATCCTTCCTCTAATCAACGAGCAGATGGTTCGTTCTCATGCACGTTCGGTAGAACATGCAATGCTTCTAGGCGGCCACTCAACAGGTCTTCTAACAGGCGGCTTTGATGGTGTTTGTGAGCAAGCTCGCGACAACTCAAAAGAACTTCTATCCCCAACTGCACTTGCAACAGACAAGCTAACAGCAGCTAACCTTCTAACTCTACGTAAGAACATGGGTAAGTGGGGCCTACGTCCTAACGATATCGTGTTCATCGTGTCTCAGACAGAATACTTCAACCTACTAGAAGATCCTGAATTCCAAGACATGAACCTAGTTGGCAGCAACGCTGTTAAACTAACAGGCGAAATCGGAAACGTATACGGCACAAAAGTAATGATGTGTGACGAGTTCGCAGCAAAAGCTGCAAGCCAGATCATGGCTGTAGCGGTAAATGCACGTAACTTTATCGTACCTCGCATGCGCGGAGTAACTCTAGAGTCTGCATACTACCCAGGTCTACAGCACCGTGAACTAGTTGCTACTCAGCGTCTAGGTATGGATTCCATCATCACTTCTGGAACTTCAGCCGTAAGCTACAAGTACGCAGCTGCTTAATGATGTGGGCGCCGAGTAACATCGGCGCCTACTACTTGGAGAGCCCAATGAAAGTGGATGATGAGGGCTTGGAAGTTGCCTGGCATACTTTCTGCCTTCATCACCACCGATCATTGGGCTTTTCTCATATGGCATTTAGATTAGCTATAAAAGCTTATCTTCAGTACGTCAAGGATAAAAATGACAGAACTAGTAACACTACAACAGTATAAAGCATACAGAAACATCACAGGTAGTACTGATGATGGTAAACTGAATATGGTTATACCTTCTGTGTCTAAGCTAGTTAGGACGTATTGTGGAAGAGATTTTACGAGCTATTACGCTACAAATCTAACAGAGTACCATACTCTGAAATGGGATGTAAGCGCTATATTTTTAAGAGAGTTACCTATCGTTCAAGTAGTTTCTGTTGAGGAACTGACCGAAGGCAGTCAAACCGCTTATACCATATTAACTGCATCTCAATATATAGTAGATACTAATATGGACGCGGTATACCGTATTGAAGACGGTAGACCTTATTGTTTCCCTGTTGGAATTAATGCTGTAAAGGTTGTCTATAAAGCAGGATACTCTACAGTACCTGCCGATCTACAGCTAGCTGTTTGTGATTTGATTACTTATTATATTAAAGAGCAGTACCTTCCAGAGAAGAACCATGCTAGCTTTACTATTAGATATAACAATGATAAACCCGACTTTCCGGACCATATCAAGAGAGTATTGGACTTCTATAGGGATACGTAATGGCAACAGAGGCACAGATAAAAGCTTTAGGCATAAAGCAAGCCGCAAAAAAAGCAAGGGAAGGTGCTTCCTTTACTCCTGAATTAGCAAGCTTTTTGCTCCAAAGTACAACAAAAGGTATATTCCAAGAAACTAAGGCAAAAAGAGATTTAAGTAACAATGCTAAGGGCATGATGATATCCTTGGGCACTAAGTTCAAGACCAGTGTTCTAGAGGTAGTTAACTTGCTTTCTAAAAACGATCAACAAACGACTGACTTAGACGCAACAGTTACAGAAGAAACTATGAGAGTTATAAATAAAGAAGCTCTAATTGTTTTATCAAACAAAAGTTCTGTCAGAGTGTATACAGCCGCATCAAAATTTAGAAACATGTGTAAAAATGTATTAGGATTAGTTGGGACTAGAGAAGATGAATCTTTTAACGAGTTAAAAGCTTTGGTAAAGCAAGGGCTACTTCCAGCTCCATTGTTCACTGCATACAGAAATGGCGAAGAAGACGAAACGGGAAAACTGTATATAGTTGATGATTTTATGACTCTTACTACTACTCCTCAACAGTTGTCTGATTATGCTATAAGCAAAGTTAGAGAGATGTTAGAAGAGTTTGAGCTCGCCGAGGATAAGGCAGAAGATTCTAGCCTACCTTTGGAACCCGCGGATAAATTATTCACAACTATAAATCCCAGAGAGATGGCAGATTCTACGCTTAAAGCTGCTCTTATGCCTACAAAAATTTATTACGTGTTCGAGTATACTGCTACAGATCCCCTTAATGGCAATGTTTCAACAAAATACGCTGTAAGTGCAGTAGAATTGACTTTTACAGGTAGAGGGGAAAATTGGCAGGAGATGGCCAAGTTTAGAGATTTTAATACTAAAGAAACTAATGTTAATACTTTTGTTAAAGTTAAAAGCTCCTTCCCCAATAAATTATTAGCTAAAGAAATAGAAAATACTAGAAAAGGTATGCCTGTTTTAGAGTGGGGTCACGTTACTTCTTTAGCCACTAGGCAGATACAAGATATATACAATAATATGGTCTATATAGACAGTAAACTAACTCCTGAGCAAAAGAATGCCTCAGGCTATGTACTTTATGCAAATCTTATAGAAACCATAAAAAATATATTACTAGTTTCTAAGACTATAGATAGTTTTTTTGAAGACTGGAGTGGGTTCGGTGTAACGGGAAAAGATATATATTGGATGCTACAAAATGCTAACGTAGAGGTAAATAAGATAAATTATATCTATAAAGCTGATCCACTTACGGTACCTGCAGGAACTAGAGGTCTTTCAATAAGTGGTTCAATAGAGAAAAAAGTAAACTTAGATAACTACTTTGAAGTAGACGTTACAGAAAATTATGCTGCTACTGATGGAGAGATTGAGGGTGGTTTTGAAAGAGCTAGATTTAATAGAATTAAAGGCCATTTAGTACAAAAACTACAGAATATGATTAAAAAAATACACCACGAAGGCTTAACTAAAGCCTGGTCTTATAATGACGTAGTAGAAGCGCTGGCGGGTAAAAATGACTCTGACAGTGTGGCAGACGCAGCAATAAAGATAGCTTTTGGAATCCCTGTGGATAAGGGCTCTGGAAAAGTAGAGCAAGTATCGGGAAAATCTATTAGAGTATTTACAGCGGGCAAGCAAGCAACCAATTTCTCTAGCTCAGTAAATATGTCCTCTAATAAAAAGAAAACTACTAAAAAGAGAGAGCATTCACAAACTACAACAATACGTGGAGGTTCATCTCCTAAATCTACTAAGTCTAATTTATTATCTGTAATTAACCAAGAATTAGGCGCAGAAGTAGCTTCTAATATGAAGCACCCTAGGTTAAAGTATAGAACCGGTAGGTTAGCTTTATCTGCTCAAGCCACTTCTGCTAATTCAAGAACTATTTATTTTAAGTACATGAGAAACCCCTACTCTGTATTTGCTACTAACGGGGGGAAAGACCCATGGAACTCAAGTAGTGAAGGGCGTAATAGAGACCCGGTAGATTTAATTAGCTATTCTATAAGAAAAATTTTATCTAGGCACAAACCAAAAATTGCTAATAGTGTGTCTATAGGAGAAGAACAATGAGCTTAGGGAGAACTTACTCATCAAGAAGAACCGCTATAATAGAAGCTCTAGTAACTCTGATTAAGACTATAGATGGCACAGGAACTTTTAGGTCTAATTTAAATAATAATGTATATGGTAAGTTAAAATTTATTAGCGATTTAAATGATTTTCCTACTGTCTGTGTTATCGCATCTTCCGAGAGTAGGGAGTATACTACTGGGCAATACAGAAATAGGTTTTTACAAGTTAAAATACTTATATTTGCTAATGAGGAAAATCCTTTAACAAAAATGGACTCCGTTTTAGAAGATATTGAAACTCTTTTAGAGGATAACGGCAGGTTGACTTACTACGATAAGTCTGGGGATGCTCAAAAAACTCACGATATAACTATCTCATCTATAAGTACGGATGAGGGTGCACTAGAACCAGTTGCAATAGGCGAAATGTTTATCATGGTTCATTACTAGGCGAAAGCTTGGTCAAAAGGAAAATAAATAATGTTTTTAAAGAGAGATACTAAAGTGTTCCTTAAGAAAGGCACAGCCATCTGGGAAATCCCAGTTATGTCTGGGTTCTCTTTCTCACAAGGAAACACGACTTCAGAAGTTGTTCTTAAAGAAATGGCTACATCGGCCGGAGTTTCACGCAGAGGACGTCGAGTATTTAATGATGCTCTAGCCCCAGCCGATTGGAGCTTCTCAACGTATATTAGACCATTTGTATCGCCCTCACAGAGCGCTATAAACGCTACGGCTATGGTCGCTAACACAGGTTATAAGATTCTATCCGCAGGGGACACGGTATGGGCAACTTTTGGCGCAAGCGCCGGAACTGCTGGTACTTACTTTGTAGCTAACGGAGCTGGTACAGGTACAGGTACAGTATACCCTGCGTCTGTTGCGGATGTTTCTACCAACCACCACGCTGTAGAAGAAGTTCTATGGGCACAATTTGTAGGTATTGGAACATACACCCCAACTTCGTTTACATTCTTAAACTTCGAAGCACCTAATGCAACTGACTTAGATATTAACTTCACAGGCGGTAACAACATCAGCCTAGGTGAATTTGATCTGTACTTTGTTCTAGGCGCTACATATGATGGTGATAGAGACTATGACGACGTTGCTCTAGACGACGTTCTTGTTTACAAAGTTGCTAACTGCATCATTAATCAAGCCAATGTTAACTTTGACGTTGATGGTATTGCTATGGTTGAGTGGTCTGGCATGGGTACAGTCATTTCTAAAGAAGCAAACTTTGATGCTCGTACGGCAATTACACAGGGTGTAACATCCACAAGTAATTTCATTCGTAATAAACTAACAGCTCTTACTATGGTTGCAGCTAATACAACAGCTTATCCAGGAGAAGGCGTAGCAGGAACGTATACAATCACTCTAACCGGTGGATCAATTTCGTTCTCAAACAATGCTACATTCCTAACCCCAGAGACTCTAGGAGTTGTAAACCGTCCTATCGGGCACATTGCCGGCAACAAATCAGTTACAGGTAACTTTACCGCGTACATCGAAGAAGTTGCAGGAGACACGGGAACATCTGGCCAGCTACTTGCTGATGCTCTAGCCGACCTAACAACTGTTACAAACTCATTCAACCTAACATTTATCTTGGGAGGAGTTAGCAACACACCAAGATTCCATATCAATCTACCCACAGCACACTTAGAAATTCCTAAAGTGCAGTCAGATGATATTATTTCAGTAGACATTGCGTTCCATGGTCTACCGTCTACAATCTCAGGAACAAACGAAGCGACTCTAAAGTATGTCGGAGCGGCACTATAAAAATTTTTCTTGACAATGGTCAGGAGGTATCATATAATAGGTGGATGGGTAAAACTGTCCACCTATATTTTTATAATAATAAGACGGAGAACTATGAGTAAACTACATTCACTAATGAAAGATAGACTAGAAGCCTGGATTCAAGTAGACGGCTTCCCCGGGTTTGAGGTAAAACTATCTTATCTGTCTAGACCAGAACTTGAGAGAATTCGTAAAGCTGTCACACGTCAAGTATTGAACAAGAAAACACGCGCTATGGAAGATGAAGTAGATAGCGAAGCATTCACAAAAGTACTTGTTAAATCAGCCATCCTAGATTGGAAAGGATTTACGGTAGCCCACGCTTTAAAGATGCTACCAATTGAAGTACCTGAAGGTACTCCGGATGATGAACTATTTGAGTTTACGCCGGAAGACGCTTTACAACTAGTACAAAATTCACCTATTTTTGATACTTGGCTAAACGAGGCGATCTTTGATCTAGACTCCTTTCGCACAAAATCTTAAAGAGGAAGGACTAGAGCTTTTAGAGAAATATTTAAAAACTGGCAATAGTAAGATAGATAAGAAACGCTATCTAATGCTAATGGCAGAGCGGGGGCAGGACCCAGACCCCGATAAAATTCCAGTAGGGTATGAAGACCTAATGTACGATGCCCAGCTTGCCTTAAATATTTATGGCAGGCTAGGCAATCGTGTATATGGCGACGTAGGTTTTACAGGCAAAGACTTTACCGTTTTGCCAATACTTATCGCTCATCATGGCATAGTAGACGCAGATTTGTTGCTAGAGTACCTAAACGTAATAGATACTTTTAACATAACTAAGTCTCAAGAAGCTATGAAAAAAGAGTTTGATAAGATGAAAAGCAAATAATATGAGATTATCCGCCACATTAATAGTTAGTGCCCCTACTCAGGGATTGCAGCCTGTAGCAAATACAATGGCTAATATTGCTAACAATGCTGAACGAGCACAAAAAGCCGTGTCTAAGACAGGGAATGCTGGATTGCGTCGTTCTGGTGGAGGTGGTGGTGGTGGAGGTGGTGGCTCTTTAGGGGGAGACGGTGACGGTGACGACCCACAAACTAATAGAGGCAAAAGAGGCGCAGCTGGGAACAGAGGCGCTGCTGGCAGAAACTTCTCTGGTTTGGCGCAGGCCAGCGGCGAGTCTTCGGGTCTTGTGGCTGCTTACGCCACTCTTGCGGCTAACATTTTCGCGCTAACCGCTGCTTTTAAAGCTCTTTCTGATGCTGCCAAATTTGAGCAGTTAAAGAAAGGTTTGGAAGAAGTGGGTGCCAGATCGGGTACTACTCTATCTATTACCGCTAGAAAAATGCAAGAGCTTTCTGGTTATGCTCTTTCTACTGTTGAAACAATGAAATCAGTTGCCTCCGCAACAGCGGCAGGCTTTAGTAGTGATGAGATAGAACGCTTAACTCGCGTAGCTAAAGGCGCCTCCGTGGCTCTAGGTCGCGACATGTCCGACTCTATGGATCGTCTTACAAGAGGTACTATCAAGCTCGAACCAGAACTTCTGGACGAACTTGGTATCATGACTCGTATTGATGAAGCTACAAGAAGATACGCTCTACAAAATAATCTTGCTGCCTCTTCTTTGACGCTTACTCAAAAGAACCAAGCCTTCTTAAATGCTGTGCTTGCTGAGGGCGAGAAAAAGTTTGGAGATATTGCTGATTCAGTAGACGTATCTATGTACGATAAACTTTCTGCTTCTATACGGGACCTCGGTACTGGAGCTGTAGCAGGTCTGAACAAGTTTCTTACTCCTCTAATTGAACTTCTTATTAATGTTCCTGCCCTAGGTCTTATACCCCTAATGGGGGTGCTAAGTACAGCTGGTGGAAAGCTTATTCCAGACTTCAATAAACACTTGGCTAGAATGGGCACCGAGTTAGCTCGTGTGGGAGAAAAGTCTAAACAAGCTAAAGCAACAGCTGCTGGATTTTTTGGTGAAATATCTGAAAACGCAAATTATACTGCTGCGGACGGAGCAGTAGCAGATAGATACCTCAAGGGCTCGGGCGTTGCAAGCACAGATTTTGGTCTTGTAAATACTAAGAAAATGATATTAAGGCTTACTGACGAACAGGAAGCTTTAGAGCATATGATAGCGGTTACTACAGATAAAACTTCAGATCATTACAAAGAGATGCTACAAGACCTAAAATCTATTAAGGCCGTAAACGATGACCTAAAAAATAGTGGAGTAAGAATAGAAAGTGCTGCTGCAGGTTTTGAAAAAGTAGGAAACTCAATCGCTATTGATCAAGCTAGAAAACGTATGCAGCAAGACAGTGCTAAACAATTTCAAAACGACCTCTTTGTTGCGGGCGGTGGCCTTGGCGTATTCAAAGCTACCAGCGATGCTGTAGGTCGAGACCTTGGCATAGCTATAGGTGCTGGAGCAGAGGCTGCCAGACTTGAAACCGAGCGTTTAAATAACAGCGTTACAGGAATTGGAAAAAATCTAAACGGTATTCGAGGAACCCTTGCAGGTGTTACCGAAGGCTTTAGAGGGATGGGCGGAGTTATAAGCACCGCCTTCCAAGGCCTACAAGCAGCAATGGGTTGGATATTTATAATAATGGGGGCTATAGCGGCTTTAGGCGCGCTGTGGACTTGGCTAGATGAAACTTTTTTTAAGAACACCAAAGAGTTAAAAGAAGCAAGAACCAATCTTGAGGCAGTTTTTAAGACCGCTGAAAGAACTAGTGTTGAAATTGAAAAAATGAAAAACATCGGCGAGTTTGGCAAAGCCGCTGATGCTGCAGCTAACTCTATGGCAGAGCTTTTAGCTAACTTTCAAGAATTTAATAGAGTTAGAGCGGCGGGGGATAAGCCTTCAAAGAACAAAGGCAGCCTTGCGGACACTTTAGGTTTAACCGATGAATATATGATCGTAGGAGGTATAAAAGAGTTAGGTGTTAATCTTCAATCTTTAGGTATTGCTTACCCCATCAAAGAATCCGAAGGCTTTGTATCCTCCATTCAAGATCTGCTAGGATCTCTAGACCCTGGTGCTCTTGCGGCATTTGAAAAGCAATTAGCAAAAATAAATGCTTCTGGTTTAAAAGATAAAGAACTATACAAAGAAAGAGCCGACTTAGCAGAAAGATATGCTAAAGCAGGAGCTAATTCTGTTAATGTATTTAAAGATATTGGGGTGGCCGCTAAGGGGGCTAATGATGAAATTATAAAACTTAGAGTACCAGATAGCTTCAATACTCCATATAAGAAAATTGCAGACAGTGTTTCTTCGCTTGAAAGTGGTTTTAAATTATCCGCTAAAGCCTTAAGTGACCTTGGGGTCGAAGCATCCGTTGCTCAAAGAGGCTTCTCAGGGGAGTTATTTAATACACCAGAACTAGCCCAAGAGCTAGGCCTATTAAAGGGCAATCTTAGCGAAGTACTAGATCTTCAGTCTTCTTACAGCACAGAAAGCGCAAAACAACAACTTATATTAAACGATGTTAATATGAAAGAAGACGATAAAAAAGCTAAATTAAAAATAAGTAACGATTTATTAACCTCTTACAAAGATAGAATGTTTGAGCTACTACCTCCAGGCACTGCTATGCTGCTTAACCTAAAAAATATGAACGCTGTTCTAGCAACAGCCAATTTACAATTAGTTAAAGCAAAATTAAGCTTTGCGGACCTACAGGTAGCATCTATGAAGACTAAAGATTCTATAGCTAGAGTTGCTACAGAAATAGGTATGATGCAAAAAAATGGCACTTCTGAATTTGGGGCTGAATACGCTGCACTAAAAGAGATAGACGCTGCTCAAAAATCTTATGAGTATGCTCTTAAAACTCATGAGCTTAGAATGGAAGTTATTAAGCTAGAGGCAGCTGCAGCTAAAGCAAAATTTGAATATGAAAAAGATGGCCAAAGAATAGTTGTAGCAGAAAAGTTCGGTGCTAGAGCTCTGCAATATATGGATGCTGGTATGTCAATTGGACAATCGGCAGAGCAAAACTCTAGAACAGACCTAGGGCTGTCAGATGAGTTGCGTGAGCTATATGTATTATACTATAAACATTTTGAAAAAAATGTCGCTACCGCAGGTATTTTGGAGGCTATAGCAAATAAGTCAGTTCAAAATGCTGGGCTGGAATTAACTGCATCTGAGCAACAAATAACTCTTTTAAGAGAAAAGTCTAAACTACTATTCTCTGGTGTTAATATAGATAAAGAAAATATAGCTTTTTCTCAAAAAATTCTTGCATTAAATAAAGAAGCCGCAGACTTAGCTAAAAGCCAAAGGCAGTCAGAATACAATAAACTGGAATTTAGCTTAAAAAATTCGGCTATGGCCAATAGAACTAAGTTTGGTCCGCAAGAAGAATATCAACTAAAAATAAAAGCCGCTCAAATAGCTATTACTAATGCTGAAGAAGATAAAAAGTTTCTAATAAAAGAAATTGAATTAAAAATGCAAGCGTTAGCACTAGATAATAGCATAAGGTTATTAGAGTTAGATAATGCTGTAAGTGAAGCAAAATATCAAGCAAAAAGAAACCCTAGCGCAGAGGCTGATGGTATAGTTGCAAATGCGGTAAAATTACGATCTGATGTTGCAAAAAATATGAAAGATGCTTTCTTTCAAACAGCAGGAGTTCAAAATAGTAGACTAAGCCAAGCTGACACAACAGTGAGTGTTGCTAAAGACGCAGCCACAGCTGTATTGAGTCCTCTGCAGGACTTCTTAATCGAGTTTCAGACTAATATCAATGAAATGAAACAAGCTTACGAACGCCTAGGATTGGCAGGAAACTTAGTAGGCTTATTTGACCGCGGAGTGGCCAATACAGCACAACAAATGTCTAAAGACCCTAGAACAGCAGGGATGAGTTCAACTCAGATACTTGCTGCTGCTACAGCTACTGAACTAATGACGGCAGAGACACAGCTATTAGACAAATCTATGGAATCTTTAGGAAACCACACTAATACCTTCTTACAAGACCTTGTCGATGGAACAATATCATCAAAAGAAGCATTTAAGAAAATGGCTTCAGCTATAATAGGTGATATTGGTCAAATGATTGCTCGTATACTTATCCTACGAGGACTAAGTCAACTATTTGGCTCAGCTACGGGAGGTATGGCTACGCCTGGGGCAGATGTTTCTCAACTTGCTTATCCTGGGCAATTTGCAGCTGGTGGTGTAATACCTATGGCTGCTGGCGGGATTACAAGTAGAGCGCGCCAACAAGGACTAGGTGTTATTAAGCAACCAACTTATTTAGTTGGTGAAGCTAAGTATAACGAAGCTGTGGTTCCTCTGCCTAATGGCAGGGCAATACCAGTTCAAATGCACGGCAACAACACATCTAGTAATAATGTGCAAGTTAACGTAAACCTAAGCCAAAATGGAGAAGCTAAGACAGATACCAAAGGTCCAGACATGAATAATCTAGGGGCGGCTATTGCGTCCGCGGTTCAAAAAGAATTGCTTGCTCAAAAAGCCCCAGGAGGTATCTTAAGTAGATACGGAGCTGCTTAATGATATACTTTACAATACCAGCAAACGTTTTAGGTACCGGCAACCCTGTTGCCGATACCGACGTTTATTTGGATAATGGTATACAGTTTCAAAATAACCCAGCAATTAGAGAAGTTCTTTTCGGAGAAGATTACAGCCTAACTATACCACTAGGTAGTCGTAGGCGCTCTTTTTCTGCGTCTATGTCAAACAGGTCTCAAGCTGACGCAGATTTAATAGACGGTTATTTTTCTTACTTGGAAGGTGAGCCTATTAATAATTTTAGAATATTGGATGCAGCAGCTACTGTAGTAGTTCTGCAATGGAGTAAGGTATTTAGATCAGCTGATGTATATAGTGTGCAAGGGAGCTTCAAAGAGGTAGTAAGATGATAACATTTATAGCCCCTACTACAGGAGGCTTCTTTGCCGCACCTACCGAATTTACGGTAGATATAAACCCTAGCGTGGCCAAACAAGTAGCTATGTTGGAGAAATCAGCGGCGGACTTTCCGCTAGAACAAGCTAGGGCAGATGGGGCGAACGCTGTAAAAGAAGTAATATCTTTCAATATTATAAACCTTACTACGGCTAATGTTATAGCCTTAGATGGTTACTTTAATTCTCTTAAAGGAACTACGCCTATAGACTTAATTTTCCCCGGTACAGGGACAGTTACTGCTAACGTAGCTGGGACTAATGGACTTAATATAAGACAAAGGTATAGAATACTAACTGCTGGGGGCATTAACTGGACAGCTATAGGAGCCGCATCAGGTGCTGTAGGAACATCTTTTTATTATAATGGAGTGACTACTACTGGAGCCACTGGCACTGTAAGAACCGCGGTAAAGAAAACCCTAGTCACAAGTTGGGCTACTAGCATAGATAGCAGCAAGTTTGGCGCGATTAGCGTTAACGGAAAACTGGTACGCATATGATTTTAGAGCTTAATAAACAAAGAGTCACTTCAGACTACGTAGAACTGTACCAACTACAGACGCCTGACGGTTGGCTGTATTTTACTACGTATGAAACTAATGTGTATATGCGGGACAAAGAGGCACCACACGACAATAGACTTTATAGCTCTCTACCCATTGAGTTTACTGGGTGGGAGCAAAAATCCGAAGGCACATACGCTAGACCAGCTATTACATTTGTTAACATTTTAACTACTTTTTCTGATGCATTGGATAACTTTGACAATGATGACCTAATAGGTTTAAAAATAGTTAGAAGAAAAACCCTTGCTATACATTTAGATAACGCAGGTGGTACGGCTCATGGAGCCCCTGCTGCACCTACTGAATACCCAGTGCAATCATATATTATAGATAGAATGTCGTCTCTTAACTCTAGCACAGTGACATTTGAACTTTCTAGCCCATTCGATGTGTCGGGGGTTATGATACCTGGCAGAATTATTTTAC